AGTTCTTCCATTGATAACCCACATGCTTCTGCGTATGCTTCTTCGCCACCACTTTGTAGGGCATTCATTAGATCTTCGTATGCTTCTTCTTCACGACTTTGTTCAGCACTAGCATCAAAACTTTCATCATATTCTTTAGATGCCATTACATTCTTATTATTTTCGTTATCAAATTGTATCATCATTTGATGTAGTTTGTCTGCATATTTTCTATCGCTCATCATGTCTTTAATTTTAGCAATTAAAGGTTGCATTACTTTTTGTAAGTAAGGAGCCATATTACTGTCACCAGCACCAACGTCTAATGCTTTTTGCATAATAGATGCCGCATCTTTACCTTTTATATCGCCTCTCATTCGGTTATAAACTGATGTATCTACTTTAGTATCATCTTCAGGATCTATTGCTCCAGTGATTCCTGTGTCAGGATCTCTAGGATCATTAGGATTTTTAGGTTCTTGCTCTACTTCTGCTTCAACTGTTGGTTCTGGAGCATTCATTTCTGAATCTATTTTGGCTTTAATTTTTTCTAAACCAAACTTCTCAACCATATCTATATAACTTTGTATAACGTCATCCGCCATCATTTCATCAGCATCTTCAGGATTGTTGTATTTCATGGCATTTAGGTCTTTAAGGCAATCTTCTTCACTATCACAATCCATTATACTTGCTTCTGCATCAGTCATTGCAATATCAAAAGCATTACCGCCTTCCGCCATTTCTTTTTTGCCTACTGTTTTAAGATATTTTTTATATGCTACTTGACTTGCTTCTTCGTCCTTCCAAGTATCTCCACCTTCTTTTTTATTTTCATGTTTCCAATCTGATAAACTAAGAGGCTTGTCGTCATCATATACAATCATACCTTGAGGACCTTCTTTGGTGGCTTCTTCGACACCGTAATCTGATTTTATATCTGATAAATCTAAACTTTCTTTTTCAAAACCACTATCTTCAGGCTCATAAGGAATATCATCACCTGCTTCCAAATCCATGTCTGATATGGCTTTTTTAGCAATCTTTAAAGCAAATTGCTTATCTTCATCATCCATTCCTTTAAGTCCATTTTCAGGCATCTTGTCTATTAATTTGTTTAGTTTATCACTAACCATTAATCCGTTTTCGTCTGGCATTATTCTTTCATTAATCTCTGCTAGTAGGTTTGCAGGCGATTTTAATAATGCTTGTACAAATTGTTCTTTCTTTACATCTGAATCATTTACATCAGATCCTTCTGGGAAACGGTTTGCAATGCTCATACGAGCTGAGCTCTTAGTAACCGGAGCAAAATTTACGTCTTCAATACTTACAGGAGTATCAAACTCCACTGGAGCATCTTCACGCATTTCTAATCCTGCTAGTTTTAAAATTGTATTTAAATCTTCGTTCATTTTTTCACCTACTATGTTTTTGTAAACTAAATTAAAAACAGATTCATTATATTCTTTAAAATATCTATTAAATACTTTTTTAGCACTCTCTTTATCAGGAGCATCTAATATCTGTTTTCTGAATGCACTAGCACTCAAAATTTCGTTTTTAATGTCGTCTATTTCTGTTTTTACGACTTTAACATATCCTCTATCCATCATTGATTTAGGATTTGTCTTATATGTATTTATCATTTGAAAGTAATAAGGATCACCATTTGGCTTCATACTTAACCCAGTTTTTTTATCCATGTTATCAAACTTAAATCTAGCATCTTCTTGCATATCTTTTTCACCAACAGCAAAAAATATTGCTGTATTGTCTGGGTCTTCAATATAAGGTGCTAAATCATCAGGATGGTAATTACGTCTAACTTGTAGCATTTTATTAGGGTCAATACCCTGAGCAGTTGCTACTAGTTGTTTTTCTTTAAAATTAAATGGGGATTTACCAGGCTCTGTTTTATCTGATGTAGTTATAAAAACATCTGCATCAGGATTACTTGCAACAAGTTTATTAAATACAGTTGCATGATGAGCCAGCATAGGCTGGAATCTTCCTGGATATATTATTACCTTCTTCATATGTACTATTTATCAGAATGGGCGCCATATACTCAACTCACCTATTTCTATATGTTGTGGTTGATTTATTGCCCAAACAATAGAACTAGCACATTCTTCTGGGGTAATTTTACTTTTTGTTTCTATGCCTGGTATATTAGCAATCATATCTGTTTCAACATAACCAGGATTAATATTAATCATTCTGCATTTTCTATCTGTCTTAAACATTAGTATAAATGCTTGATGGCTTAATGCGGCCTTTGTAGCACTATAACCTGTTTGGTTACCACTAAGTCCTGGGTATTTACTTAAACTGGAAATATTTACTATTGTTTTATTAGGGTCATCCTTCCACATTTCAAACACAGCATTAAGTAATTCTACCTGCATATAACCTTGATGAGCATTGTTTACAAACACATCGCATTTTTTAACAGCACGAACAATAGAGTTAAATTGCTCTACTATGTCATATCCATTACTTCTACTAAAGCCAATTGCTTCATGATCTTTATTTAATAAATCAAAACAGGCTTTGCCGATTCCTTTGCTATGACCAGTAATCGCTACTTTCATATTTTACTCCTACTAGGTGCCATCTAGGTTCTACACCGAAATTTATAGCAGAATGATATCCTGATGTATTTAATTCGTATACATTATCTGCATCTAAATGATAAAACTTTGCGCCATTACACTTATTATCATCAAAAAATGTAATGAATGATTGCTTATTTGTTTTTAATGGTATATGTAATCTGATATTTAATAATTTATCAGTATCACTATCCTTGTGTATAGTATATGTTGAACGAGGTTCTATTTTCATTAAACGCCATCTATAAAATTTATTATATTTTTTAATTATATTTTCTAAACTAGAGTCTTTAAAAAAATCTAAAACTTCTGAATACATTCTTTCGCTGTATTGTAACATATTCTTTTTACCTATACTACATTCCCAATCGTCACTACCATCAGTATTTGTAATAGATATCTGATTTTCGTTCCAAAGTTTATAGTAAGATAGAAATTTGTCAATAGGCTCCCACAAAGAATTAGAATCCGCCGTGTCTATATGTTTCACATATTCCATGTATATACTTATGTAATTTTAAATGTGGAGGTTACCACTTTCGGCAAGACCAATATCTGGCCTTTGTCTTTGGTCCTGGATTGTCGCAATTATGTCTTGCTCTGAAACTTTTTCTTGCTTTAGGGTTACTCTTTCTGATACGCATTGTTTTACGTTTTGCTGATGTTCCACCATGTCCAAAGTTTACTTTTTTAACATTACCTGTTTTAGGATCTTTAACATAAACTTTAAACTTCTTAACATCACCTCTCATAGGCTTATTAAGTTTTACTTTACGGCCCTGATACTCTGCTTCAAACATGTCATTTTCATCTATACTAAAGCCAAGTATACCAAACTCTTCGTGAAAGTCTTGATCTTCATCTAATGTAATCTCTTCATTAACACTTATATTTTCTTCTAGTCTAACATCATATATCATTTTAGCAGTAAGTTTTATTACATCAGCCATTTCAGAATTTTCACTTTCTAATTCTGCATAAAGTTCCTGGGCTGTCATTTCATTCCACTTATTAGGTTCACCTAATGCTTTTGCTATCATTTTACTTACATCTGCTTCACTAGAATCTGTATCTACCTCTTCTGAAACATTTTCGCTTGTAAGTCCTGCTTTTTTCATACCTTGAGCAATCAGGTCACTTCTTTGAGCTCTACCCATATGTGGATAGTCTGCCTGCATGTACTGATACATTTGTCTGGGATCGTCCATCTGCTTAACTGCTCTAGCGATCTGATCAATTACTGCTTCATCACCTGGATAGTCTGCTTGGGCTTTTTCTTTTTCTGATTTACGCTCGTCGTGTCTAATAATATCTACCCAACTAGCACCAACCATTTCACCTTCGTCACATCCGTACATTCCCCAACCATCACATTCGAAAGCAGAGTCTTCTATCTCTTCGCCATCGTCATCATACTCTGGATATTCTGCATCCTGATAACCTGTGCCTGAACAATTAGGGCAAGACCCGTGCATAACATCTGCTTTTTCGTGATCAGCACGACAATCGTCTAACGCATCAAGTAATTCATCGTGTGCTTCTTGTCTTTCTTCAGCATCATAAAAGTTGTCTGGAGAACCAATCATATCATCACTTACACTGATGGCTTCTACCATTATGCTTTCCACAATCTCAAAGTCACTGTCTGAAGTACCGCTAAATCTACTAGCACCAACACTTGCTTTACCCTGACGGTATGCTAAGTGTCTTGCTTTGGTTTTAGCATCATTTTCGTGAGAGGCAAGTATTTTTTCCTTAAACCCTTTAGGGCCTTTGACTATGTAATACTTATATTCGTTTAATTTAGATTCTGATTTTTTGGCTTTGCCTTTTTTGATCTGTTTGCCTAAACAACCTGACTCACTAGGCTCCTGAAAGCCTGATCCGGGTTTGCTATTTTCGAAGAAGTTTACTAATTTCATGTAAACTATTTATCAAAATTAATCCATAATGCTAACGAAGATCTAGTGCCTTGTTTAATCTTTCTAACACCATGTAAATTATTATAGTTACTAAACAATACTGCATCTCCTTTATACATCTCAATAGCAGTATTATTTAATGTAAATAGTCCACCTTTATATTCTGAATTTAGTTGTATAATTATTGTGTCCTCAGAAGGGTCATGATGCGGTTCACAATACTCATCTTTATTATATTTGGTAATATACATTCTGTCTTTAACAACAGAAAAATCTGTATCTAAACGTTCAATTAATTTGGATTTTATAAAATCAGAAGCCTCTAATTCTATTCTTATAGGAACTTTTTCCATTTTATACCATGTATTTAATGGTACTTTTTCAATAGTTCTATCTATAGCAGGAGCCCTAGAATAATTAGGCTCTGGTAAATCGTTTAATATTTTATCGCACTCTGAGTGAGTAATAAGATTTGGAAAGTACCTATAAGAACTAGTCATATGACTATTTATAGTCTAATTAATTACTAATCTTGTCCAACTGGTTTCCAAACTAGTTTGATTCCTCTTCTGTCTAGTTCGTTTCTGCACTTCTGTTTTACTTTTGGCTTTTGGCCATTATTAATATATTCTACTAGCTCTTCTTTTGAGGTATTTTTAATATAAAAATGTTCTACTTTATTGCCTTGCCCTTTAACAAAAGATTTATGTGAGGGTTTAAATTTTATTGGCATCACGTTCTCCTAAATAATGTATTATTTAGTTAAAAACATGTTTTTACTTATATAACCATTCCATATAATTAAAAAAATCTTTTCGTTCACTACACCAAAATTTTGCTTTATAGATAGGATGTTGTAAAACTTTAAGAGAGTATTCTATTTGACGGTCTCGAGTCTCGACATCAGTCTTTCTGCTCGATTTGTTACTTGTCTGTACCATTTACTATCTCGGCCCTCAACACCTGCTTGTTTCCAATCTTCTGCCTCTAAGGCTTTCTTAAAGTTTTTAAATCCGCTCAATCTAGTTCTACCCATATTGAACATCATGTTTACTAATATTTGTTGTACTTCATCAGGCCAATTACCAAAGTTTTCATATAAAACTTCACACTCTGATATTGCTGTATCTAAATCTTTTTCAAAACATTCTTTGACTCTGTCTTCATCAACAGGAAAGCCCAAATCTTTTCCATATTCTGGATCTGAATCTAAAACTAAATGTCCAACACCAAAGGTTGGAAGACCTAGATGATCGTGATACACTTCATATACAACACCTTCGTCTATTTTGAGCTGTTCAAATACTGCCTCACGGTCTAGTTTTGTATCTTTTCCAAAAAACATTTAATTAGTCCTCTTTTTTCCAGATAGTCCAAGCACCGTAGGCAATCATACCCCAACCAATTAAAGTTGTTGGTACTAGCAACATTGCTATACCACCACCTATAAGGACTGCTCCATCTAAACTTGTTCTTTCTTTTAATCTTGCTTTAATAAAATCCATAGTATTCTCCTATTTGCAAATCTATTTATAAGTTATTTCTTTTTTCGTACAGTATTACTGACATTTTTGGCCTTGCCTTTTCTGTTCTTATTTGGATCGTTACGTCTTTTCTTTGATACTGCTTTACCTATAGCGGACTTTCCGCCTTTGGCTCTTAAACTTGCGGCTTTACTTTTGGATAAACACTTGGGTTTACCTTCGCCCTTCTTACTGTCTCCGCATTTGCCAATACGTTCGCCTTTGGTATTATAACGGTCCCAACCGCCACCACCGGCTCCACCTTTTTTGCCTTTGCCAAACCATGCTCTTAGATTTTCACCAACTGGTGAATTAAATGGCATATCCACTCCTGAGCCTCTTATATAATCATAAACATCTTTTTCTGTAGGAGTTTCAGATGAATCCATATCCATTGCAAGATCTATTTTTTGTATTACTTCTAATTTTCCTGCCATAGGTTTATCTGGATCCATCAAATAATTATGACACATACTAAATAATTCACTATCGCCAGTAGCAGTACCTCTTATTTGCCAGTCCCTAATTTTTTGCAATAACTTATCATTAGTTGGTGGAATTGGAAAGTTTTCTTCTATTGCTATTGGTGTGAAGTCTTGCATTACATCTTCTATAGAGCCTTCACCAGCATCAACTATTTTGCCTTGTGGATCTAATAATACCCAAGCATTGTCGTCATCGTTGTAACCTTCTTCTCTGGCATTTATTACATAGCCATTGCTGAGTTCTATAGGTGTGTCACCGTATTCCCAGGAACTGATAGCATCTAATACTTCTTCATGTGGCAGTTTCGGATAGATGACCCCACCAAAGTTACCCTTTGTTATATCTTCGTTTTTTACACAATTAGGCACAGTCTTGCCAAACATCTTCTTAGTGCCTTTCTTGGTATAACCCTTCCAGCAACGGGTTCCTTCTGTGATTTCTTTGATAAGCATATTTACTTACCCTTGCTTTTGCCCCAATTCTTAGCACCTACTTTACGGCACTTGACTAAGGCTCCTGATGCGTAGGCACTGGGCCATACTTTATATCTGGATTTTACTTTGTGATAGCAGGCATCCTGCTTTTCGTTGAGTTGTGATTCGTGTACTATGCCACCTCCACATTTAGGACATTGATCAAATGGTATTTTTGATTCTAAAGCAAGTTTACCATTTTCTCTTTTAGTTACTTTTTTATCAATAATTGATGCTAGACGTTGTAAAAGTTTTATACCTTCTTCATCTTGTGCATTTTTTTCTAATTCACTAATTACTGCGGTTATTAAAGATGATTTACTTGCTGAATATGGACCTTCGTCAAGTGTTGCTTCTTTAAAATCTAACTCACCTTTATTATTTAAACCCAATCCTTTAGCACCATAACTTATGTTACTTTGATTTGTTTGAGTTTTAAATGCACCTGGTGTTCTTGTTTGTGTATAAATATTTTTTATTTGCTCTGCAAATTTTTCTAAAGATAAATTTTTAAATTTAGGATTAGTCATTGCACTAAAAAGAAAACCAATAAATTTTTCAGGACCTATTTGGTTCATTAAATCGTGTAGGTCTGTTGCTAAAAGTTTATCAGGCAACTCCATTTTATCTAGTTGACTGCCCTTACTAAAATTAGGATTCGCTTCACCAACAAGTTTGCCTTGCATAGGATGAGGTGACTCGTGACCTGGATTAGGTTTTACAAGTTTAGGCTTCTTTGCAGAAGCCTTTGCTTGTTTTGATTTCTTTTCTGTGATAATACTGTCTATTTTCATTGTTATGCTATTTCGCCTGAGTACCAAACTCTTACTGTAGCATTTCCGGCACTTGCACCACCTTGTGTTACATAAATATTTAATGCTGTAGCACTAGTATAATTATGCTTAGGCTCAATTTTAACTTGACTTCCTGAAGGATCAAATCCTGCAAATAGTCTTTCAAGATCACCTGAATCACCTACAGTAATTTCTGTGGATGAATCATAATCTGTCCAGTTACCTGCGTCTTTTTCAACAACCACACTATGTATCCATGTGTTTGATGAAGTAGTTCCTAATGATACATTACCACCGTTATGAGTAACTGTGGTATCAACGTATTGTAATTTAGGGTTAACTATTCCGTCAAATTGACTTTTAGTTGCGGCATGAGTATCGTCAGTTGCGTCAGCAAGATTAACATTTACTAATTGATCACTTGTATTTGTAAAACTGATCTGATCACTATTGCTACCTACAATAGTTACACCACTTTTACCAAGTTGAACATTAGCACCAACACCTGCAATGCCGTAGTTTTTTACTGAATCTACCATGTTAAACTCCTATTAACTAATGTTACCTAAATCACTATTACTGTTTTGTGATTCAGTAATTGTACCGTAATCAGTTACACTTACACTATCACTTGCTAATAAGATACTTATAGTGGCGTTACCTGCACTTGCGGCACCATTTACTATATTATAACTTAGTGTACCGGTTGATGTATATTCATATTGATATTGTGAATGATATTGAGCAACTTTAGTTACATCTACGTCACCAGATCTAATAAATCTTGAAGAGTTGCCTGAATCACCAACTTCTACATAATCACCAGTTCCACCACTTGCCCAAGCAGTAGGAATGTCAACTGTGACACTTACTATTCTTGAACCTGAGGCTATTGTGGCAATGTTGGCAGAACCTGAATTATAGTCAACATCTACTGTAACGTGTTGTAATAAGTTTGCTTCAGCATCATCTAATTGGGCTTTTGTTACTGCCTGTGTGCTTACTGTAGCATTTGCAACTGCTATCTTTTGTAAAGCATCACCAGACGTGTAAAAGCCAACTGCACTGGCGTTTCCACTAATATATGATCCTTGTTTACCAAGTTCCACATTAGCACCTACACCTGCTAGATTATATTTTTTTACTGTAGCCATTTTATCTCCGAGATTGGATTGTAATTACAATTAGTATTTATCTTATATTGACAATTTTTGTAACTGTGTTATACTTCCAGCATGGAAGAACAGTTCAGAATATTTAAAACAACTAATAAAGGCAAGGTACAATACTCTGTACACAAAGTTTATTTGTCTGATGATGGTAAATCTATTACTGATTGGGATAGAGAACCCATTAAATTAGAGTTTGACAATTTACTACAATTAAATTATAATATGATAAAGAGCTTAAATGCTTGTACACATGATATAATGGAAGAAGAACAAGACACTAACTCTTTTCAAAAAGCAATGGATATATTTAAAAACAATGTTTGATAATTCTATAAAACGAATTGGATTCTGCTGTAAGTATCTGGAAGAAGATCAGACACAGAAACCTAAAATACTCAAAGAAAAACAGCAGATGTATACTGAAAAGTCTACTACAAGACTGTGGTGTAACAATAATCCTGACAAAGCAGAACAAAAGTTATTGGATTGTGTTGAACACAATATGCAAAGTGCATACAATCTTGTGGAGTATGTGAGTACACTACCTGAAAATATGCGTATGGTAAGACTAGGCAGTAACCAAATACCCATGGCAACTGAACCTACATGGAGATATGTCTTTGAGGATAAAACAGTTATTAAAGAACTTGAGAAAGGATTTAGTAAAGTAGGAGAACTTGCTAGAGAAAAAGATGTCCGTGTAAGTTTTCATCCTGGACAGTTTTGTGTACTTGCTAGTGACAAACCTGAGGTTGTAGAACGAAGTATTGATGAGTTTGAGTATCATGCTAACATGGTACGTTGGATGGGTTTTGGTAAGGAGTTTATGGACTTTAAAACTAATGTCCATATTTCGGGTAGACAAGGATATCAAGGTATTATAAATATACTAGATAAATTGAGCCCAGAAGCTCGTAACACAATCGCTATTGAAAATGACGAAATGTGTTGGGGATTAGATGAGTCCCTACAATTAGAAAAATATGTTGCACTGGTGTTAGATATACACCATCACTGGATTAGAGATGAAGAATATATACAAGCGAATGATGACCGCGTTAAAAGGGTCATTGATAGTTGGCGTGGTGTTAGGCCTACTTTACATTATAGTTATAGCAGGGATGAATGGTTACCTGAACCATCCTTGTTACAAGCAAACCACCAGCACGGAGGTATGCATGACATTAACACCTTACTCGATTTAGGTTGCAAAAAACAAAAACTAAGAGCCCACTCTGATTTTTATCCTAATGAACAAGTAAACGAATGGGCATTGACCTTTTGGCAAAACTTTGACATACAATGTGAGGCCAAGGCCAAAAACTTGGCAAGCCAACAATTATATAACCAAGCAATAGCAACTGGTAAATAGTGGCATGAAGAATATATTGCTATTAGGTGGCGTAGGCTACATCGGGTCTAAATTTAATAAAGTTTTTAAAGACAAATATAATATTACCAATGTGGATATTAATTGGTTTGGTAATCCAGAAGAATTAGAATACGAGTTTTTTGATTACAATGATGTTACTGATAGATACATTAAAACATTTGATACCGTTATATTGTTAGCAGGTCATAGTAGTGTTAAGATGTGTGATGACAAATTTAGTAGTTGGAATAACAATGTTAGAAACTTTGCCAACCTGCTAAAGAAATTAAATGGTACAAAATTTATTTACGCCAGTAGCAGTAGTGTATATGGAAATACAACTGAAGACGAGATAGATGAAGAATATTTAGATTTTTCTCCTATAAATTTTTATGATATGGCAAAACTACAAGTAGACCAATTAGCAAAACTAAGTGATTCTGAATTTTATGGATTGCGATTTGGTACAGTAAATGGGCCGGCTCCACATATAAGAACTGATGTAATGATAAATGCTATGACTAATACAGCAAAAACAAAAGGTGAGATACATTTGTTTAATGCTGATACTAAAAGAAGCATATTAGGAATAAATGATTTAATGAATGCCTTAGAAACAATAATAGAGTCAAATGAAGACAACAGAGGCATATATAACTTGGCAAGTTTTACAAGTACATCAGGAGAGATTGCTGAAGTAGTAGGCATGGCATCCAAAGTAAAAGTTATAAACAAAGATACTCCAGAAGTTATTACTAACGAAAAATTAGAAAAAAAGAATTATAACTTTGGTGTCACTACTACAAAATTTCAAGAAACATTTAATTTTAAATTTAATGATACATTAGAGTCATTAGTTTATGAGACTGTAGGAAAATTTGATGACTGCGAATTAAAAACTAATAGATCAGAACCTGTAGAATACGAATAAAATGGTATATAAATATTAATATGGATAACAAACTAAATGACATTCTTGAATCTATAAAAGAATATATAGATGAAAAACAAGCAAACAAAACATGGGAGCCTGGCAAAGACTTTGTAAATTATGCTGGTCCTTTGTTTAGTAGTGATGAGTATGTGAGTGCCGCAGAAACATTACTGGATGGATGGTTAGTAATGGGAGATAAAAGTTTAAAATTTGAACGTAAGTTTCCAAAATATTATGGCAAAAAACACGGTGTATTAACTAACTCAGGTAGTAGTGCCAATTTATTAATGATGGCATCATTAACAAGTAAAAGGGGACATAACTTTCCTAAAGGTACTAAAGTATTAATGCCTATTGCAGGTTTTCCAACAACACTTAATCCAACATTACAGGTAGGATTTGAACCTGTATTTGTAGACATTGAATTAGATACACTTAATTTAGATTTAGATCAGTGTGAGGAGATATTAAAAAATGATCCTGACATCAAAGTGATAACATTCGCTCACGTACTAGGAAATCCGCCTAACATGGATCAACTTATGGAGTTAGTGGAAAGGTATAATCTAGTATTATTAGAAGATTGTTGCGATGCATTGGGTACAACATACAGAGGAAAGCCTTTAGGTAGTTTTGGTGAAATGGCAAGTTGTAGTTTTTATCCTGCACATCATATGACTATGGGAGAAGGTGGCTTTGTTGCATGTAATACAAATGAGCAAGAAGTAATTACTAGAAGTTTTAGGGAATGGGGTAGAGGTTGTTATTGTGTAGGTCCAGAAGCAAACAAACTAAAAAACGGAACATGTAAAAAACGTTTTAGTGATTGGATACCTACAATGCCTGACCAAACATTTGATCATAAATTTGTATATGATGAAATAGGATATAATTTAAAACCTATAGATATCCAGAGTGCAATGGGTCTTGAGCAACTTAAAAAACTAGACGAAATTCATTCCTTAAGAAGAAGAAATTACAGTTTACTATTTAAAATATACGAAAAATATGAAAAATATTTTATATTACCTAGACCAAGGGAACATTCAGATCCTAGTTGGTTTGCTTTCCCATTAACAATAAGGAAAAATGCGCCGTTTACTAGGACACAATATGTAGACTATTTAGAAGATAATAAAATTCAAACAAGACCTTATTTTGCTGGTAATATTATGTTACAACCAGCATATAGTCATTTAATGGATCCTCAAGACGCAAAAGATAATTACCCTAATGCAACATTTACATTAACAAATACTTTCTTTCATGGAGCAAGTGCTGTAATTACACCAGAACAAATTGCATGGATCGAGAAGATTGCGGACGAGTTTTTATCACAATATGAAAACAGAATACTATGAAGAACTATTTTGTACAAACTCTTTGTAAAGTAACCAAAGAAGACTACGACCCTACTCAACAGATACCTATACATGAACCAGATACTTACCCAATGTATCAGGAGTTACAAAATTTATCCTACTCAACTTTTAATCATTTTTTACAAGGAGAGTGGGAATATGTTTTATTAGAAGAAGATGTAAATCATGTATTTGAAGTTTTCCAACAAAACTTTAGAAAAATATATGATCTGTGGAATAGTGAACCATGTAATATTTTATTCACTGGTTTAGATACTACAATGATTCAGCCTACTGAAATTTTTGGTAAGTACGATAATTTCACAATGTTTAACCATAGTGATCCAAAACATACAACCAAATTTCAAAATAATTTTAATTGTGATGTAAGATATTATCCATCCACAATGGACAAAAAATGGATGGACTATACTATGGAAAAAATAGATAGTTTAAAAATTTGGTCAGACGAGCAAGACATCTATAACGATATGTTATGGGGACAAGACATAAATTATGATGACGTTATAGATCCTAAAATGGCTTATCAGGGACATATGATACCAAATTTAGATACTAATATTGAACAAGGCAATCAATGGAATGGAATAGATATTAATGATTCTCATATTGTGCATTGGCATAGTAGTAGAGGTATACAAAATAGAGTGGAATTGTTTAATTATATCTGTGAATGGTTAGAGGTTCCGGTAAATAATGGATAATGATATATTTACATATACCAAAAACAGGAGGAACATCATTAAGAAATGCCTTTATGTTGGCTCAAAATCCTGTACCCTTTGTTGTTGCACCTAGTCACGCAATCACTTTAACTAATATTGAAACATACTGTGTGTTTAGCATTCGCGACCCTTTGGAAAGATTTTGTAGTGGCTTTTGGGAAAGAGCAACTAACAATAAACGTAAACAAATTAATAAAGGTGTAAATATTTTATTTCAGGGAGGAGGCTATCAGGATTTAGGTAAGGGAGAAAAAAATATTTTTAGAGACTTCCCTACTCCTAATCATTTTATAACAGCTCTTAGAGAAGGCTCTGCAGATAAAGTTGAGCATGAATTTGGAACTACTCCACTTAATCTTTTATTATCTCCTTTAACATTTTGGTTAGGCAATTTATCAACATATAAAAAACATGAAGCAAAAGTTAAAAACGTATTTGAATTAAATTCATTAAGTAGCATAATGAAAGAACAAGGCGTAAATCTACCAGAAGATCCTTTCTTAAAAAGGAGCAGAAAACAATTCCCAGATATTAATCAGACATATAGTATTTCTAAAACTAATAGAGAATGGTTTACAAACGATCTTAGAGTTGAAGACTATAAGATTATAAATCACATAAGGAATCAGTCATACTACATTCCTTAAAATGCTTGGTGGCCACCTAGCAAAAATGTTGAACAGTCATTTTGCAGTTCTCCTGCTCTATCTAGCCTTTCCTAAGAGGGAGGCGATGTTTAATTACTGTTAGACTGAAATCTATTCTGCCCAACACTTTTATTTAACAAAAATATCTAAATGTACACTAAAACATGTATTTTTTCAAAGAAAAGGGCGGATAACCGCCCTAATCTAGTCTATATGTATGTTATTTCTTATTAAAGACATGGTACAGTATCCAAACACCTACTAATCCTAGTAAGCCTTCGTTACTCAATCCATTCAAGATAGCCATGATGTTTGTAACAACCTGAAAATCTCCTAGGAAAGGAACTGCTCCACCAAATAATACTTCAAGTACTACTCCAAGAGCAATAACACTGATACCAACTTCTGTAAGTTGTTTGGCCCATCCGCCAACACTTTTAAGAATATCCATATCAACCTCCATTAAATTTACCAAAATTAGCAAATTCAGATAATATTTAAGTTCCAGTAATCACTTACTAAACAACTCACTTAATGTTAAATACAGTTATAAATACACTTTAAATAGAGATAAAACATATGTTATTAGACAAACCTATAAAGAAAAACGATATAATTTCACTTAAACTACTGACTGGCGAAGAAGTCATAGCACAATTCCAAGAAGAAAAAGATAACAACCTTGTTGTTTCTAAAGCAAGTATAGTTGCGGCAAACCCACAAGGTGGATTAGGATTAGTGCCTTGGATGATGAGCTCAATGCCAGAAAAAATTAGTATAAATAAAGACACAGTTGTAACACTTGGACAAACAGCAGATGCTATTGCAGACAAGTTCATAGAAGCAACTACAAACATCACTTTAGCAAAATAGACACTTGACATAAACACTAGAAATGTTATAATATAGGTATAACTTTTAGGAGATCCTATGATTGAATCAAGTGTTATAGCGGCAAAGTCTTTATTATTGACTATGCTGATGTCAACAGGTCCAGTACCTGATGATAAGTTAAACGAAACATACTGTATGGCTCAAAACATTTACTATGAAGCACGTGGTGAAAGTTTAAAAGGCAAACAAGCAGTTGGCAATGTAGTACTCAATAGAGTAGAACATCCTAAGTATCCCAACACAGTATGTGGTGTTGTTTACGAAGCAAGACTATGGAACGGCAAAGTTATCAGAGACATGTGCCAGTTTGCTTGGTATTGCGATGGCCTTAAAGACGACCCTCAATTATATTATAAAGTAGAACCTAGAAGAGGTAAAGTTATAGAACCCAATATGCGAGATTGGGTAACGTCAATGCAAGTTGCTATCAAATTAATGGAACGAAACTTATGGTATCGTGATCCTACAAAAGGTGCAACACATTATTACAATCATAATATATCAACACCTAGTTGGAGTACTGTATACCCAGTGACAATTATTGTTGAAAATCATACATTTTTATATAGAACTGATTAGATAAATATATACTGTTATAATACACACAATTAGGAGTAACAGTATGTATGAGTATAAATGTAATGTCGTGAAAGTAGTAGACGGCGATACGGTTGACGTAGACATCGACTTAGGATTCGGTGTTTGGCTCAAAGACGAAAGAGTTAGAATGATGGGTATTGATACGCCTGAAAGCAGAACATCAGACAAGGTAGAAAAGTTATTTG